CTATTGACGAGACACTTGACAAAATTCTACAAAGAGAGCAAGATATTGAGTCAGGCATAAGAGATAAGTTATGTGTGTTTGATAAACCGATTAAAGTATTAGGTTATATGAAACATTTAAATATGTATTACGAGTATGATATGAAAATAGATAACGCAGTAAATGGAAATGAATCTACCATGAAAATGTTATCTGATATAAAAGTATCTAATATCATAGAAAAATTACCGAGCTATGATAGTTTAAAAGGTTTACTAACTATGTGGAAAGTTGTTTTACCTGAGTTTGCTAGGAAAGATAACTTAACTATTAGAAATAATTATTTTGTTGACTCTAATTGGGGTAATTCAAATAGTTATAATGAAGATTTAGGAATATTAACTAATGAGATTAGAGACAATAGTCTTGGTTATACTGAGTTAGCTTTCTTAAACCTAGAATAGGAATATATGATTTACGAGGGATTGGAACCCGAACCGCATCCAAATTTATTTACTTACTTTCAAGTCCCCATACGGCATACCGATGATGGAGAGTATGTCGTATACCTTCTAAGAAATTTCAAAAGGGTGTTCACACAGGACACCCTACCTTCCTATATCAAATCCAAACTTACTTTTGCAAATGCCTTATATATTAATAGAATACCTGATGAAAATGTAGAGCCTTACCACTTCTTTATATTCAACGAGAATGGTGAAGAAGAAACCGCATGGAGAGTATCCGACAGTAACTATACTGTTGTGTTACCGATTGATAATCTAATAGAGTTGGTTGGATTAACCGACGAGAAAACCCGCCAAGCAAATCATGACCCCCGAGAAAAAAGTTAAAATACAAGTTAGAAAAGTTTTAGATAAAATAGGTTGCTATCATTTCATGCCCGCAACAGGCGGTTATGGTGCAAGCGGAGTCCCTGATATAGTCGCATGTTACAATGGTAAATTCATAGGTATTGAGTGTAAAGCAAATGGTAATAAACCTACCAAACTTCAATTAAAACATCTTAATGACATCACACTGGCTGGTGGAATGTCACTTGTCATTGATGAGAATAACATATCAATGTTAGAACTATTCATAACTGATAAACAATCATTTAACTTAGGAGAGTAATATGTCAGAAGTAGATATCGTAAACCATCCCCCGCATTATAAAAGAGGCATTGAAACTATAAAAGTAATTAGGTCTAAATTAACAGTAGAAGAATACATAGGATATTTGCGTGGAACAATAATTAAATATATCACACGTCTAGGATACAAAGGACATGACGAAGATATGATTAATGATGTAGGTAAAATAATTTGGTATGCAAAAGAACTTGAAGATTATTTAAAGGAGAAAAGCCATGAGTGATGATATTTTTATGCGAGTGAAAAGACTTCTTGAGAACCATGTGGAAGTTTTAAATAAACATAGCATTGGTGATGAACATGCAGAGGAAGCACAAAACATCATTGATGAATTAAATGTGTTGATTAAAAACAAGGCATTTATTGAACACTTAGAACACGAGATTGAAGAAGAGGAACGCAAGATGGTCAGCGATGACTTGGCTAAAGAAATTCTTAACGGAAAGTTTTGTGTTGGCGGTAACTGTGAGGACTAGGAACTGGTATCTTATTTAGCGAGAGTGCTAAGTATCGTCGAGATTGCTAAACGAAAGGAATTAAAATGAAAAAGTATATAACAAAAAATAAAGTAGAGTATACGCACGAAGAATTAAAAAGTCATATAATAAACAACATCTTATCGTATGATTCCCCAAAAACCCTATACCAAATATGGTATGGAGTCAATATTGACAAAAAATTTATAGAGCCGATAATTGAAGAACTACTTAATACCGGGTCAATAGTGCAAACAGAAATGTCAAAGAGAATTGGGTTTATTAAAGTTGATAAATGTTTACTCCAAGAGTTACTTAGACCAAAATCAATATTAAAACAATTTAAAATAAAAGGAAGTAGGATTCATAGACTAAAAATATAAATAGGAGATGGTTATGTCACATTACCCACAAAGATTTATTGTAGTTGATTATGAAGGTGAACCACTTAGAAAGTTTAGGTCAAAACATGACGCAGAGTGGTTTACAGAAGACAAACCTGACTGTAAGATAATAGAGTTACCTAAAGAAAAACAAGAAACAAAGGCAGAACAAATGAGTAGATTATTAAAAGAATATGGTGAGTGTTTAATGTAATGAGTGATGAAGTAGATATAGCAAATGAACAAGTACAAAAGTCTCTAGATGCAACAATGAGAACTATTGATACTAAAGTAAGTGAGAACGATACAGGACTATGTCTATGGTGTGGTGAACCCGTACACGATAAACGTCGTTGGTGTAGTGTGGAGTGTAGAGATGAACACCAAAGGTATAGTTAGCCCATGTACAAGTATATGTCGATACGAAGAGATAGATGGTGAACCGAGATGTATCAGTTGTTTTCGCACTTACGAAGATTTATCTAACTGGATGTATCTAACAAATGAAGAACGAAAAGAAAGAATTAGACAAATTAAGAAAGATAGGAGAGAGTATGAACGTCAGCAAAAAAACATTAAAAATATGGGAAAAGAATCTTAAGCAAGGATATAGATTTTTTCAACCACACAATGCAATTCAATTAACACCAAGAACACTACGAGAAGCAAATGCCATTAAAAACTTACGGAAACAAATGCGTGAAGTGCAAAAACCCCGCTAAATACTACGACAAGAAAAAGTGGTGGTGTGGGTTTACAATGGATGCACACGGATACTGCAAAGCAGAGAAAGCGGATAAAAAGTAATGAATATAATAACGCTCGATTTCGAGACGTTTTATGATACTGGGTACGGACTAAACAAACTAACAACCGAAGAATATATAAGAGACCCTCAATTTCAAGTTATCGGATTTAGTTTACAAGTTAATGATGGTAAAGAGAAATGGTATTCAGGTAGTCACGAAGAATTACAAAAAGTATTAGACCAATATGAGTGGGATAAAGTGATGTTGCTTTGTCATAACACTCAGTTTGATGGTGCTATTCTTGGGTGGATATTTAATATTTATCCTAGAGTATATTTAGATACACTATCAATGGCCCGTGCAAAACATGGTGTGAATGTAGGAGGATCACTAGCTTTTCTCGCAAAGAAATATGCACTGGGTGAAAAAGGTACAGAGGTATTAGATGCTAAAGGCAAACGCCTTGAAGATTTCCAACCACATGAACTTCATCAATATGGTAACTATTGTAATAATGATGTTAAGCTTACCTATAATCTATTTAAAGAACTTACCAAAGACTTTCCTCTAGAAGAATTAAAACTGATAGATATAACTTTGCGTATGTTTATTCAACCTACACTTCAATTACATGATGGATTATTATTTGAAAGACTAGAAGAAGTTAAAGAAGAAAAATCTAAACTGTTAGCTAGTTTAATGAATAGACTTAAATGTGATACAGAAGAAGATGTCCGAAAGAAATTAGCAAGTAATAAACAATTTGCTGAACTACTAGAAGAACTTGGTATAGATGTTCCTATGAAACTTAGTCCAACCACGGGTAAACCTACGTTTGCTTTGGCTAAGAACGATGTTGGCTTTATTGCTTTGACTGAACATGAGAATAGCTTTATACAAGAACTTTGTGCAGTTAGGTTAGGTACAAAGTCCACAATAGAAGAGTCTCGTATAGAAAGATTTTTATCGATAGCATCTCGTAATGACAGACTGTTACCTATTCCACTAAAATACTATGGTGCTCATACTGGGAGATGGTCAGGCTCAGACAAGGTTAACTTCCAAAACTTACCATCACGAGATAAGAAAAAGAAAGCACTAAAGAATGCTATCCTACCACCTGAAGGACATGTAATCATGAACGTCGATTCATCTCAGATTGAGGCTCGTGTTCTTGCATGGTTAGCAGGGCAGAATGATGTAGTAGAACTGTTTAGAAATGGTGAAGATGTATATTCTGTATTTGCATCAAAAGTATTTGGTAAGGAAGTTTCTAAAGATACACCTAGAGAACGATTCATTGGTAAGACTTGTGTGTTAGGTTTAGGTTATGGTACAGGAGCACTGAAGTTACAACATACATTAAAGACATCGCCACCGGGTGCTGACTTATCTGAAGAAGAATGTAAAGACTTAGTTAAGATGTATCGTAATATTAATTATCGCATCATAGAACTATGGAGAAAGTGTGATCAAGCATTAGAATACATGGCTAATTGGTTTGACATGATTGAGCTAGGCGGAGCCAAACCTTATTACCTAGATGAACATAATCTGATAGAGGTAAACCCTCAAGGATTAAAATTACCAAACGGATTGTATATTCACTACCCTGATATAGAAATGGAATCTGTTGATGGTCGTAAGCAATTTTCATACAAATCCCGATATGGTCGAATAAGTATTTGGGGTGGCTCTGTTGTTGAAAATATAGTACAGGCCTTAGCTAGAATTATCATAGGTGAACAGATGGTAGAAATTAATGAGAAATATAGACCTGTATTAACTGTTCATGATGCGATTGTTTGTTCGGCAGCCGAGGAAGAAAAAGATGAGGCATTAAAATTTATTATGGATATTATGTCTAAACCTCCTAAATGGGCACCTGATTTACCCATTACTTGTGAGGGCGGATATGCAGATAACTATGGTGATTGCTAATGGATTT